AAGCCCACTCTACCCACTCATTCACAATCGCTGGCGTTACCTGCCATTCGCTGTTCGTGCGTAGCGGCTGTTCGATCACGAAGCTGATGTTGCGGAACTCATCGACCAGTGAGAATTTCTCGATGACTCCTGACATGTACATCAGGCCCTGCGTGTTACCTTCGGCGAGCACTTCCGTATAGCCGAACTTCGCGTCGATCACATCAGCATCTGTCGCACCATCAGGCCAGATAACACGCAGGACGATATCAACACGGCCCGTCGCATTATCCTCACCAGTGATGTGATCCACGGGTACGTCCTGTTCAACGTCAACAGCGACAGTAGCCCCGCGCAGTTCATAAGCACGTATCCGCTCACGCACGCTATCCAGAACAGTTTGAACATCGGTTGCTAGCTCCTTGTTGACCGTGTGTCCTTTCTTCGGGATATGGCCTTCATAGTCCATCGCGTTGCGTGCGAACTCCAGACAGAGAGCCAGAAGTTCGTGTTTGTCCGTACCCAGGTCAGCGGCTTTCGAATCGCCGTCCGGCTGCCCGATTTCCATGGCCAGCGAGTTAGCGCAGTTCAGCCACTTGGCTGATGATGACGGGCTCGCTAGCGCGTGGTATTCGTCACTCATCTGTAATCCCTCCGTACGGTCCGCAGAGTGCAACAACTGCGTTTTGAACAAGCGCATCGGGGTCAAAGTCTGGATCTTGCCCGCACATCGTTGCTCCGCGAATTGCGTAACGTACAGCGGCAACGACGGATTCTCTTTGTGCATGGGTCAAAATCGGATGGGGTGTGTCCGCTGTGGTGTCGCGCTTTTCGTCCCACTCCGAACAGCGCGGCGCGTAAAGCCAGTGCTCTTTCGGAAGCGGCAAGGAGGCCGTGAAGAATCCCGAACCATCAGGCAACTTATCCATGCGAAGCCTCCGGGTCGACTTCACCCGCCGCGACACGCTTCATGTAGGCCACGTAGTCAGACCACTGGCTCTCGTTCAGAGCCTTGGCAGTCGTGACACCGAACCGCGCGAGGCCGGCGACAGCTTTCGACTTGTCCATCTTGCTCACGGCAATCGTGACGTTCTTCACGTCATCGTAAGTCACCGATGCTTGCGAGGAAGGCGGCGAAATGTCGGTAGTGGGCGAGGGTTTCGTCTCGGCGTTTGGGACTTGTTTCCAGGCATGCTCACGCGCCACAACCTGCTGCAAGGCAATTGCCTCCGCAACAAAAGCCTCGGGGGGCGTTTCGTCCAGCGTCTGTGCAAGCGGAATCTGGCGCTCATTGAAAGAGCGTGTCAGTTCTACGACTGCTGCTGTCAGCAGTTCGATCTTTGCTTCCAATGACATTTGTATCTCCTTTGTGGGTGACTGCGGTTCGTAATTTAGCGGCGGAAAATTTCGCTGTCAAGCTAATTTTGCACTTGCGTCAGCGTTTTGCATTTGCTATAGTTCGTACATCAACACAGGAGAACGACATGAAAATCCTAACGATTCGGCAGGAAAAACTTCTAGACCTGGCTATCCAAGAGGCGGAGGGATGGGAAGGATCGCTGGTCGGAAATCCCGATCCTGAACCTCTCGAACAGTTCCAAAAGACAATCGCGGAAATGAAGGCAGCGCTTAAAGTTGTCAGCGAGCAGCAGAAGGCGCTACGCGATGTACGGCGCAAGATGCGCGCGCAGGGCGACGAAAGCGTTACGCTTTACTGCGCTGCGCTTGAAGGCTACGGTTGTGTTGATTTGGCGAACTGGGTTTTCTGACATGGACGAAACATCTCTTATTGTAGGATGCGCCGCAGTCGGTTTGCTGTGCATCTTCGCGATGATGCGTGAAGTACTGCTAAAGAAAGAGCGCGATGCGTGGGTCAGGAAATTCGAACGACGTAACCGTAGCAACTATGATGACAGGGGGATTTAGTGACAATCCAGAAGTTCAAAACGTGGATGAAAGAATCCACCATCGATGAAAAGCGGGAACTGGCAGAGAAAGCGCAAACGTCTTTAAGCCTTCTCTACCAGCTGTCCTACGATCCGCCGAACAACCGGAACGCAAGTAGCGGCCTGGCTGGCCGGATCGAGAAAGCGGCAGCAGCGATTGGCAAGCGCAAACGCCACGCACCGTTACCTGAACTGCGGCGCGGGGATCTGGCGGAAGACTGCGCGAATTGCAAACTGTATAAGGAGTGCGGAGAATGACGCGTTTTATATGGGGTGCTGCGGCGTGCGTTAATACCGCAGGGTTAGTGGTCGGCTGTTTCCGGCACGACATGCTCTCAATAGTGATAGGTGTTTTAGGTGCGTTTTCCTGCCTGATAGTGGCGTCGTCATGACGCCCCTTGTTATGCGGTTGCTGGAACTATCAATTCACTTCGATCAGTGTGGCATGCCTAACATTGCCAAGACTCTGACTGAAGCGATAAAGGAGATTGAAAATGCAAGACTCGTTCGCGGTACGACTGATCAAAGCACAGAACCGGGCAGGAATGAAGAATTATGAAGTCTGTGACAAAGTGGACGTGAACAGCTCTACCTACAGCAACTGGAGATCTGGCGCTATCGGCATAGCAGTGCCCACCTTGATACGACTCTGTAAAGCCCTGGACGTATCCGCCGATTTCCTGCTTGGACTTTCCGATAAACCGGAACTGAAATGAAACCTTTACTCCTGCTTCTCGCGTTGCCGCTCGCGGCTCACGCTTCGTGGTTCACGTACGAGGCAGGAGCGGGCCTGACATCATTCGAGACTGAAGATGGGCGCTGGTACCAGCAGCGCATGGACCATAGCCTTACCACTATCGCCCCGGAGTACTCGGTAGGCATCACAGGCCCGGTCGTCACGCGCGGCGCCTGGGGCGTGGACTGGCATCTCGATTACGTGAACCTGGGCCGCGCTTCAGCCTCCTGCCAGTGCGATACGTCGGACAGCGACTACGCGGCGCACAACACGCGCCATACGGCGCTGTTCACAGGCTCAGGCCGCGCGCTGGGCGTCTCGCTGACTGTCGAGCCTTACAGGTGGTACGGCGGCTTGCGGTACGGTCTGGAGGCCGGTGCGTACGTCTACCGGTCAAGCTGGAGCGAACAGGTGTACGGCTGGTCGGTTGGCGGTCCGCCGCAGGATCTGAGTCTGTCGGCTAGCCGGTGGAACGCAGCGCCTGTCATTGGGGTGTCTGTCGGCGACGGCGCGTGGTCGGTGAACTACCGGCATTACTTCATGCGTATGAACAGCGCAAAACAGAACGTTCCGCCATTGTGGAACGATGCTGATGTGATTGAAATCAAAAGGAGATTCTGAGATGGAAAAGATGCTTGCCTATCACAATGACCCGGCTATCAAACTGAAGTATCAGGCACGCTTCGAAGCGCACCGCAGGGCAGATGAAGTGATCCAGGGTACGGGGTTTGAGAACGGGCGTGGCTGCTTCGTCGGCTGCACGCTGGACGCCTACGACCACTCGCGGTTCCCGGTTGAGCTTGGCTGGCCCGAATGGCTGGCGCATCTGGCCGACGGTATCTTCGAAGGTATCCCGCGCGAAGAGGCACCGCAGTTCGGTACCGACCTTCTGGAAGCCGTGCAGCCGGGTAAGGATCTGGAACCCGTGCGCTGGCAACTGGCCGCGTTGCGCCATCGCAAACAGTTAGCCGCGCTTGCGGGCAACGAGGAGGAATACGCTGTTCAGGTTCGCGCGGCACTTGAACAGGCGATTGCGTATTGCGAATCGGAAATGAAAACCGACGAATCGCGGGCGGCGACAGCCCGTGCGGCGTGGTCGGCGGAGTCGGCGGCGGTTCGGGCGGCGGCGGCGGCGCGGTCGGTGGCGCGGTCGGTGGCGCGGTCGGCGTGGTCGGCGGAGTCGGCAGCGTGGTCGGCGGAGTCGGCAGCGTGGTCAGCGCGGTCGGTGGCGTGGTCGGTGGCGTGGTCGTCGTCGTCGGCGGCGTGGTCGGCGCGGTCGGCGGCGGCGTGGTCGGCGCGGTCGGCGCGGTCGGAGGCGGCGGCGGCGGCGGCGGGGTGGTCGGCGGGGTATCGCTGGGAACGAGACACCTTGCTATCCCTTCTCCGGAATATGTAATACACTCACGCCGTCTCCTTTGTTGTTTTCAGAGCCCGCTTTCGAGCGGGCTTTTTCTATTGCACGATCGGATTTCAAAGAGTATCCTGAACGTCCGATGCTGTCCTAACAAAGGAGATGTCCCGTGCTGATCCCGATTGCCGATGTTCTGGCGCTTATCCCTGTCTCCCGTTCGACCCTCTATCTGTGGATGGAGAAAGAGGACTTCCCGCGCGCGGTCCGCATTGGTGGGCGCGTCTTCTGGAAACTCAGCGAAATCGAAGCCTACGTCGATTCGAAACAAGACAAGACGGAGGCGTGATGGTCAAGGTCCTCGTGCCAGTGTCCGGCGGTAAGGACTCGCAGGCATGTCTTGAACTCGCTGTCAAGCTGTTCGGCGTTGACGATATACGGGGCTTATTCTGCGATACGCAGTTCGAGCATCCGATCACCTACCAGCATATCGAATGGATGCGAAACCACTATGGGGTACAGATCGACAGGGTATCAGGCGGAACCGTGCTCGAAAAATCTGTAAAGTACGGACGTTTTCCCGGCGGCGGTGCTCGCCATTGTACAGACGAACTTAAGATTCGAGAGACACGGATATATTGTAAAGCGCTCGCTGAAATGCAAGGCGGCTTCGAAGTGTGGTACGGAATGCGCAGCGCTGAAAGCGATGAGCGTAAAAAGCGATACGCGGACAAAATTTCAGAAGACCTGTACGAGCCACACGAAGTCATGCCCGGAAAGTATCCCAAATATCTTGGCAGGATGGGCGTGCGCTTTCGTCTCCCGATTCTGGACTGGTCGAAAGAACAGGTAATGGCGGTACTCGACGGGCGTGAAAACCCGCTATATCGTGCCGGCTTTCCACGTGTGGGCTGCTTCCCTTGCCTGGCGTCAGGCGACCGCTTCAAAGAGATGGCGTTCCAGTTTGATGACTTCGGGCGCCGGCAGTTCGTGGACGTGCAAACTATTTCCGTAGAAATCGGAAAAAGCATCTGGACCTCCAAAGGCGGGAAAGAACGTAACGAGGGGGGCTGCGCGATATGCAATATCTGAAACAGTACGGCGAACAGCTGGTCGCGCTCGGCTACACGGTGCTTCCGATCCGGCCCGGTACCAAGCGCCCGGATCTGAAGAACTGGCCGCAGCATGAGACGACAGCCGCCGACGTGGTTGCATGGTACAGCAACGGGCGCGCCGGCCACGGGGCGGGCATCAACGCGCGCAACGCTCCCGCGATTGACGTTGACGTGCTGGATCCGGAAGTCGCACAGCAGATGTCAGACGCGATTGACGCGATCTTCCCCGGCGAACGGCTGATGACGCGCACGGGGCTCGCGCCCAAGTTTCTGGTTCCGTTCCGGTCTGACGAGCCTTTCCGGAAAATGACTTCTCACGTGTACACGGATGGTACAAATGAACACAAGGTCGAAATTCTCGGAGACGGACAGCAGTGGGTTGCCTACCATGTCCATCCCGACACCGAACGCCCGTATAAATGGTTTGACGGGCTGTCGGATTCTGGAATACGGGAATCATCGCGCGACTCCCTTCCTGAACTCAAGCGAAGCGACGCTCAACGCGTTATTGACGCATTCGAGGTACTTGCGGGGCGAATGGTGGAAAAGGGAGCATGGTCCGTCAAAGCCGTGGCGGAACGGGTACTGGTGGATCAGAAACATGATGGCGATCCTTTCGCTGCGTACGCCGAACCAACAGACCTGAGCGCCGAACAGGTCACCGCCCTCATCCACAAGGTCACGGACTACGACGACCGCGACCAGTGGTTGCGTATCGGACGCATGGTGCATCACCACTTTGCCGGCAGCGAAGAGGGCTTTGAAATGTGGGAAGCCTGGAGCACGAACGGGCAGAAGTACAACGCTGAAGACCAGCGCAGGGTTTGGGATTCGTTCGGCCATTCCGACAAGCCGGAGACGCTGCGCGCGCTGCTGAAGGAGTTCGGACAGCCGCCGGCAGACAAGGCCGCGCCTACCGAGGCTGATCTGAATTTCCGGTTCTATGCGGGCGATGCCTACTCGGAAGACTTCGTTGGCGGACCGGAGCTGGTGGAAGACGTGCTGCCTGAGCGCGGTATCGCGATGGTGTATGGGCCGTCCGGCAAAGGGAAAACGTTCTGGACGCTCGATCTGGCGTTCCGCGTGCATAACGGCGTTCAGTGGCGTGACAAGGACGTGAAGCAGGGCGACGTGATGTACGTGGCGGCGGAAGCCGGACGCGGCATCAAGAAGCGGATTCAGGCTATCAAGGTGCTGAACCCGGAATGGCGCTCACCGTTCATCGCGGACGCTGCGCCTAACCTGTCCAGCATGACTTCCGTTCAGGCCGTACGCGATGCCGCGCGTGCCGTAGGCGCGCCCGCCATGGTGATTGTGGACACGATGTCGGCTTCGTTCGAAGGCGACGATAGCAGCCAGAAGGATGTCGCGCAGATGATCCGCAATCTGAAGATTCTGGCCGACGATCTGCAATGCCTTGTCCTGTTCGTCCACCACACGACCAAGGACGGCGGCAGCTTCCGGGGTTCTGGCGTGCTCTATAACGACGTGGACGCCGTTCTCGAACTGGAAGCAACGGGAGAAGGCGCAGACCGGAAACAGTGGGTCACGCAGAAGAAGCACAGGGAAGGTGAAGACGGCAAGGCGTACCCTTTCAGTCTGAAAGTATCCGCGCCGCTTGCGTTCAAAGCCAACGGCAAGCCGATCACGTCCTGTACGGTCGAACAGGAGAATTACAAACCCGAGCCGAAAAAGGAAGGACGCAAATCACGCTCTGGCGACTTCGAGACCAGCGCCAACTATCAGAAGGCACGCCACTTCCTCCACATCATCCAGGACATGTGCGGGATGGAAACCGGACTTGCCCTACAGGAGGATGAGGTGATCGAAGCTATCCAGAAGGACAAGACAGTGAACCCGATGGAAGAACCAGACTACCCTCTGAAGAAAAATATCATCCCTACGTTGCGGACCCTAGCCTCGCTAGGTAAGATCAGCAAGGAAGGCCGTATTATAAGGGTTTGCCGACCCTAGCTGACCCTAGCTGACCCTAGCTGACCCTACAATCTGATGCTGTCGGACCCTACGGACCCTACGCACCCTACCCTATAGGGTGCAGGTAGGGTCCGCCGGATTTAAGGAGTTATTGAAAAATGATCATCAAATTGTCTTCGCGTTACGGGGATGTGTACGTGAACGCTTCAAACATTACGTTCTTCAAACATGGCCAGAACGGAACCCTCATCTTTTTCGGCAATACGGAAGAGAACTACACAGAGGTGGCTAACAAGCCAGACGAAGTCGCGAAGATGATCGCGGCAAAGGAGAAAGGCAAGTGAACCGCGATGACTCAGTGTTGTGCGTATGCTGTGGCCGGGAATTCAGCGTGCGGTTGCTGGAGCTTGTGAGATGGGAAGGGCCGTTGTGGTGCCAGACGTGTATCGGCAAGGCGGATCAGGAACTGGCAGAGGCTGCACAGCGTGCGAGGAAGGCGCAGGAGCCGTTTGTAGAGAGGGAGTGATACGCAGGCAGCAGGAAAGAGAAACGGCCCGTTGTGGGCCGTTTTCGTTAGTGGATCGGCGCGAAGCCGATTGTGGACATCTGAGGGTTGGCCACAAGAAACGAATCGCGGTCCGGGAAGCCAGCGCATTCAGCCAGTTCGTCTGCGCACATCTCCAGCGTAGGCAGCCCGTGGCATTCGATCGAGCCGATCATTTCGTCGCCAGGGATCAGGATTGCGTATCGGATCATGTCAGCACCAGGTGATGTAGCGGTAGTCAACGGTACGGCGGATGGACCAGTGACGGCGTAGCGCGGTCAGTTCCATGTCGTAGCAGCACACTTCGATGTAGCCGCCTGAGAGCAGTATCAGTTCGGTGTGGAGGTGGTTGAGGTTCATGTCAGGCCCCGATGAGATGCGAAGCATAAGTGCGGGCAGCGTGCAGGCAGAATGCACGATCCGGGTCATCGGCGCAGCCTTCGCGGTAGTTCGCTGCGTAATGCAAGAGGGCTTTTGCAAGGTCGCTCATGGTGTGTCTCCGTTGGTGTGACTCCACTATAGCAATTGCAAAACGAGGAACCCAATAGATTGTTTGCATTATGGTCGCGCGTGCGATAGCGCAAAGTCTTTCGTGCAATGTTATAACGTAACACTTCAACGGTCAGCGATTTGCGGTTTAGTGGCGAAACGACCCCCTGTGCGAGCCCCAAAAACATCGATGAAGTTAGCGTTCGCTAACCGCCAATATTGATTGCCTAGGCCAGTGCTTTGCGGTCTGATATCGCCTCGTCAAGACGTGATTTGCGGTAAGTTGTTGATTCTATTGAACAATAATACCAGACTTAAACAGTCGGATATGTTTACATAATGGAAACTATCGAACTTTCGCCCGTCGAATCGGGGTTCTCGGTCCGGAATGAAAAGCATTCTCAAACTCTGGGAACCCTGGCCCTCCCCGCCGGACGGGTGGCTAAATTTGGAGACGTGTTTCCCAAACCGCGCACCGGAAAAACATCGCTGGAATTTCCTGCCAGTTCGGCGCTGTGCCATAATCGCGCGAAACCCCGGAGGGTATATGGCGAGCAATGGATATCTGAAGAGCGTTTCACAGAACCCGGTTGAGATCGTGTTCCCGCTGGCGGCGACCTTGAACCGCATTGGCGGGCATAGCCGCGTGGCCGTGTACGGGCACCATCCGAGTCCGGTGACGGCAGGTGCTGACGTGTGGGAGGGAAGCGGGGCGTACCCGTTTCAGGCGGCAGCCGTCACGCTGGAGATTCTCTCGGCGAGCGCGAACGACACGGCGGCGGGTACGGGCGCACGGACGTTCACCCTCACGGGGCTGGACGCGAACTACAACGTTATCAGCGAGACGCTGACAATGGCGGGCGTGACGCCGGTACAGAGCACGAAGCAGTATCTGCGCGTGAACGGGCTGATTATGGCCAGTGGCGGGAGCGGCATGGTCAACGCGGGGGACGTGACCTTGCGCGTGACGGGCGCGGGTGCCACGCAGGCTATCGCGCGCGCCGGGTACGGGTACGCGAAGCAGGCGATCTACACCGTGCCGGCGGGGTTCACGTTTCTGGCGACGGATCTGCTGTTCGAGTGCGGCGGCACGGGAACGACGACGGATATCCAGTTCAGCTTTACGCGGATCAATGCGATCAACAACACGATCCAGACGACCAATGAGTACATTGCGGGGCCGCTGTTCCCGGTTCAGCGTAGTGTGATCGTGGGTGCGCTGGTGCCGGAGAAGACGACACTGACGACGCGCGTCAAGGCGGTGACAGGCACGGTGGAAGGGTTTGCGGCGTTCGAAGGCATTCTGATCGACAACGTGGATCTGCTATGACGAAACAGCCATTCACGCATAAACCGAACGTGCCCCGCCGTGGCGCGAACCCCCCGAGGGAACAGCACGGCGAGAAGGTGAAGCCGCAGAAGGAACTGGCGAAGAGGAACAAGTGACCGGCCTGACTTCAGCAGCAACCTTACGCATCATCTCGGAAGACCGGGCACTCGCAAGCGCAATGGTGTTCCCGCACCGGCATCCGCAGAACTCGCCGGCGGCGCACGTGCAGATCATGGACGCGTGGCGCGCGCAGGATGAGTACGTGCTCATCGAGATGTTCCGCGAAGGCGGGAAGTCAACACTGAGCGAGGAGTTCCTGTTGCTGGAGGCGTGCCTCGGCAACTTCGGCTATTGCATCATCATTGGCGAGACGTACACGAAGGCATGCCAGCGCCTGGAGGCGATCAAGTTCGAAGCGTCGCGGAACATGAAGCTGGCGAGTCTGTTTGGCAAGCTGAAGGTGTCCGGGCATCTCTGGAACGAGCATCAGTTCGAACTGCCGAACGGCGTGCTGATCGAGGCCCACGGGTGGGAAGAAGAAATCCGGGGGTTCAAGTGGCACGACCTGCGGCCTGACCGCGCGTACCTGGACGATATCGAGAACAAGGAACGCGTCAAGGACAAGGCGGCGGTCGATGCGTCGATGCGCAAGATCTACCTCGAACTGATGCCTGCGATGGACAAGGAGAAAGGCAAGATCCGTGTGACAGGGACCCCTCTGGCCGAAGACTGCATGATTACGCGGTTGCGCGGTGACCGGTTCTGGACCAGCATGCGTTTCCCGATCTGCAATGGGGATATCGATGACCCGGGGACGGTTGCCACGTGGCCGGAGCGCTACCCGATGGAGTGGGTGCGGCGCGAGCGCGACAAGATGGAGTCCGCCGGCCAGCTGCGCGGGTTCATGCAGGAATACATGCTGATGGCGATCGGCAGTCAGGACAAACCTTTCGAGAGTGAGCATATCCGTGAAATTGCAATCGACCCTGCGCCGTGGCTTCCAAAGACTCTGGTGGTTGACCCCGCCCGCACTGCTAGTGTTACTTCTAGCGACCGGACGGGCCGGGTGGTGCTTAGCCGACTCGGCACCCGCATTTACGTGCATGCTTCAAGCGGTGAGTACTGGAAACCCGACCAGATAATCGCGGATGCGTTCGACACGTCGCGCCGGTTTGACGATGCGAACGTCGCGATTGAAAAGAACTCGCTTGATGAGTGGTTGCTCCAGCCAATGCGCGCGGAGATGCTCCGGCGCGGCGTCAGCCTGCCGCTGAAGGCGATCCAGGCGCCGCAGGACAGGAGCAAGGAACAGTTCATCATGGGGCTTCAGCCGTTCTTCGAAGCCGGGGACATTGTTCTGGTCGGCGGCGCGGGCCAGCATAAGCAGCTGGTTGCGGAGATTCTCAACTTCCCGTCTGGCAAGCGCGACATTCTCAACGCACTGGCGTACGCGCAGCGGGTCTTTTCAGGAGTTCCGGTTTATGAAGACTTCGGAAGCTGGAACATCATCGACGGATATGAACCTTCTGCCCGCGATGCAATGGCGCTCTGCTTCAACGCGAACGGCAGCGAAACTACGGCGGCGCTTGTGGCTGTTGAGGGTGAGCGACTGGCCGTGGTTGCCGACTGGATTTCGCCAGTCGTGCCAGCGCAGGCTGTACCGGACGTGCTGCAACTTGTACGCGCAGCTTTCCCGCGAGCAAGGCTGACGTGCTGGGTGCCGGGCGACGTGGCCGACCAGGCGGACCGCCTGCCGCTGATGACGGCCCTGCGAACTTCGAAAATGAACCCGATGCGCGGGGCCTATCCGACGATGGCGCGCGGCGCGCTGTCGCCCATGATCCGCACGGAGAGCAAGGGCAAGCGCCTCTTCCTTGTTGACAGCAACGCGCGGCAGACGCTCAACGCACTGGCGGGCGGGTATTGCTATCAGGTCAGCAAGACCGGGCAGCAGTCGCAGGAACCGGAGCGCGGCGCGCATCGCACCTTGCTTGAAGGGCTTGAGGCAGCGGTATTTGTGCTAACATCGCGTCAAAACACCTTGCCGGAAGATCTGCATTCTGCTATGAATCCGCATGGTGCAACCTATTTCACATCATTACCCCGGAGGTAATCATGGCCGTTTCCCGTACCATTGTCCCGAAAGCCCCCACGCAAAACCCGACCGCCTTCTACAAGGGCGAACAGCAGGGCGGCACGCACGGCAAGCCGACCAGCGTTCCCGAGAAGCTTCAGGGCGGCCCGATGCGCGAGAAAATGCGCCGCAACGGTCTGTGATGGAAGGCAAGAAAGGCCGCATGTCGCGTGTGTACACCGCGCCGGGCAAAAAGGCCACGCCCGAACAGGTCAAGAAAGGCGGCAAGATGCCGGAGCGCGGCGAGCGCACCGAGAAGCATCGAACCACCAAAGGCAAGATGGGCGGCTGATCGTGGGCTATCGCGACCA